TTTGACGCCGTGATTGGTGATCTTCTTTTCGACCCTACATTGAAAGCGCAGCATCTCCATGAGAGCTCCTTTTCAGATTCTCGATTGGATGTAGATTGTACTGTTCGACCCAAAAGGATGGCTTCTCGCGTCTCTTCCAGCGTTGATCTTTGGCAATCGATACCGGTATCCATCCCTTGATTTCATAGACTGGCGATCTGCCTGTGACCAGCACAGCGATGTCAGTATTGCGATCGCTCTCGCTAATAATCAATGCGCCTGAGTCGTATTTTGTCCACTTGACTTCGAGCCTTGATCCGACATCAGCTTCTGTTTTGAATGTGTTGATCGTTGGCTCAAATTTGTCATTGCCAAAGTAGCGAGCCACGACCATTTCTGCGCAGATCGATTCTGCTATCTGGCAGACGTACTCATGGAATGACAGACTTTTGTCATACCTCGATGAATGATCTGGACGACCATCAATGGCTTTGATTCGCTCAATTGCTACATATAGCGATTTGAGCATCTCATCGTAAGAGACTTTCATCTTCACTTGCAAAGCTCGCAGTACCACAGCTCAGGTGATCCCATGACTGTGTCATATCGACCGCCATCAAATCGCTTAAACATCTCACATCGATCGCACCATTCAATCTTTGGCGGATCGACTTGATCTTTGGTGACTGTGCCATCTTGCATAAATCGTGTGCGCTCGCCAGTGGCAATCTTGATCATCTCCATGTCGGCCATCAGCTTTGCACCTTCCATTTTCCATCTGCGCCAAGTGTGTACCAAATCGCCGGACATTGATTGGCCTTGACCTTTTCTGGGCAGACATGTCCTCGATAATCTTTGCCCGTTTTTGGGCTCGACCCCGATTTGAGAATCATGTGTCCATGCTTGCACTGTGGAGCTTCTGCGATTAGCTCTCCACCAAGTTGATTAACGATTTCAGCGATGCCTGTTGCAGCTGTAGCAAATCCATCTTCCGCAAATGGCTTTGACCACGGATCATCCTCGATTTTGTTCACAAATGACGCTGGCAGCGTTTCGACTTGCTTCATATTTTCCAAAGTTGGCCGAGTATCCGTACCTAGCAAAAGCCCTGCGCACCTTCCGATGCTGCTTGTGACTGTATCTTCTACGAACCATTTTTTCATGCTGGGATTGTAGGATTCGACTCTTCCAAATGCGTAATCGATGGCCGACGGCTTTTCATCTTCATATTCACGAAAGATCCGGCATTCGACAAGGATGTACCCTGCAGCCGCATTGAAATCAATGATGTGAGTCTCGACCCGATTGGTCGGGTAAGTGGCGTGTAGTCTCTTGATCCTTGTTGCCACATCTTCATATCCATCCAAAAATCCGGCCATTTATTTGACCGCCTTTGTCTTGCCCATCGCCATGCCGACAGATCGGCCATGATGGTATCCGACTGATTTGCCATCCCTGTATCCCATTGAATACAAAAGTGTGGAGATTGCCAGCTGTGCCAATACTGCAAAGCCGATGATTTGTTCTGTTGTCATTTTGCTCCCGTTTCTGTTAGGGGAGCAAGCCCTGCATTTCGCCTGACCCGTGGCAAGGCTTGCTCCCAAGTAAGAGCATGAAGCAAGACCCTGACAAGGTCAAGAATCCTGCGTGTCTTTGGGCGTGTCTGCCGATGATCTGGGCTTGTCTTTTAATCCATTTGACGCCAAGACTGAACCAAGTGCGCCAGTCAAGAAAATTGTCAGAGTCGAGAGAAGCTCGATGAATGCTCGATCATTGGGAGCTTGATCGCCAAGCGGCTGAGTCACAAAGATCAGCGCGTAGAGCATCCCAGCGACAGAGAATGCAAAAGTGAGCGCAAGACATACGCCGATGAATACGATGAGCCGAGCTTTAAGCTGCTCATTTGTCAGCCTTCTTTGATGTGAAGCCACTGGGATCCTCTCCAAATATGTCTTCAGTACATGTTCCCTGAGCCTTACATTGCGGCGGATTGCACTCAGGCTTTTGCCAGTTCCCAAATTCTTGGCACTCATACCGCGTCCATCCTTGATAGCCACATGCCGACAGCCCTAGCGAAAGCGATAACCCTAGAGCTGCCGACAGTAGCTTCCGAGTCACTTCCCCAATAACCCGAAAGACTGATCCTTTGGATTGAGCCAGCGCAAGATCACTGGAGCGACGGCGGCTGCGCCTGCCATTGCTAGTGTCTTTGGATCTGTCTCGCCTGCCATGTAAAGTGCAAGCGAAGCGGCCATGAATGACCGAGCCCAGCTTGCTGCCATTGCTTTTACTTGCTCCATTTTTTCTCCTTCTTTGGCTTTTCTGCCTTTGTTGGTGATGGCATTTCTACCTTTGGAAATTCGCCTTTATACGGCACATATTTCGGACGGCCAAATCCGACAACCTCTTTGCCGAATGTGCGCTGCTTAACCATGACCATGCCGCCATTGCGCTGATCACCTGTGCCCGATGTGTTGCCTTCGATGCAGGTCACTGTCTTGCCATCGATGCCGACGACGATGCCAATATGACTGATTCGATCGACCGAATCATTTGGAAAATCCATGAACGCAAAATCGCCAATTGCAGGTACTTCATGCCAGCGGCCTATCTCCTTAAACTTATGAGCTCCGATTGCTGTGGAGACGACCGAGTGAACCTTGACGCCAGCTTGTGCCAGCACCCAATTGCAGAAAGATCCGCACCACGGCAATCCATTTGCCTTTGTAAATTCGCCATATTTGGTGATGTTGTCCGGTGTCTCGACATAACCGATCTCAGCTTTGGCGATCTCTATTGCGTGTGCAGCTGTGGCCTTTGGATAACTCATGACAACAATAGTTTCGCTTCTTCTTCGGTTATACCTAAACGTTCAAGTAATGCAGCTTTAGCATCCATTTTGGTTTGAGCCTTTGCTGCATAATGCGCTTGAGTTTCATCCCATAACGCATCTAGAGCATCCTTTGACGGCTTAGGGCTTTCGGATAACCATTCTAAGCCGGCATAATCTTCGCCATTAAGTACCCATTGGCTGCCTTGATATTTGTAAGTCAAAATAAGTGTGTAGTCAATCATTATGCACCAACTTCCATAACTGTAATTGAAGAAATTGCTCTAGGGTCATAACCAGCGGTATTTCTATCGCCGTCTGTTCGATTCACGCACACTGTTGAACTTCCATTTGCGTTGCAAAATTGGATTTTGTAAGTAGTTGCTGATGTAGTGGCAGGAGAATCTAAAAACATTCCTGCGACTGTGGCAATGTTATTAGTCGCAGTTACGTCACCTGGATAAAAACTGCCTGTAACTCTAGGACGAGAACCTGCCGCGTCACCAATTCCGATCGCCGTTGCACCTCGCATAAGTCTTACATTTGTGCTTGACGCATTTCCTACTGATCCCAAAGTGGTACTCCATTGAATTAAAATTGTACTGGTTGCACTTGTAGGAGTAATTGAGACGCTTAAACCTGATATATCTACAAAGGTCTGAGATGTTGTCGTCGATGTGTCGGTCTTGCTTGCTGATATAACCTGCAAAATCTTGCCTGTTGGTGCCGCTGCCCATTTCATACCTGTTGCTTCTGCACTATCGGCCGTTAAAACTGTGCCATTTGCTCCGACACTTCGACGACCGATTGTGTTATCAGCGGTTCCAGCCAGTAGATCGCCTTTAGCATCGATGTCGCTGATGCTTGGTGTGGTCAATACTGGAGATGTCAGTGTCTTGTTGGTGAGCGTCTGAGTGCCTGTAAGCGTGGCCACTGTCGAATCGACTGCCAATGTCACTGATCCAGTAGTGCCGCCACCGGATAGACCAGTGCCAGCCACTACAGCTGTGATGTCGCCAATTTCGGGTGTCACCCATGTGTAATCCAAATCGGTGTTGGATGCCTTTGTCAGCATCTGACCAGATGTGCCGCCTTTAAGATCGACGAATGATGTGTCAATCGAATTGCCAAGAGTACGCATTGCCGCTGCGCCATCCTTGACCAGATCCGTATCGTCTGGCGTTTCCCAGCCAAAGTTTGTTGTCGTTGCCATTTATGCCACCGCTCCTGTTGCCTTTTCCCATGTGAGTGTATTGCTCAGTGTATTCCACTGTTCTGCTGCATTCACTTGCTCCCAGTTTATCGCAACAAGTGAAAATTCGATTGGAGACATGTTGATTGTTAAAAGAATTGAATTGAGCGACACGCTCCATGTAAAGCCTTCGACAAAACCTTGAAATTGACCGCCAGATATATTCAGCGGCAGATCAGTCAGGCTGATCGGCATCCCCATGAATATGCCCAAAAGCGCATCGCGCTGCTCATTGGTAATTTCTGGCGATGTGATTGGAAATGTGATCGACTCAAATTTGGCTCTTGGATAGGATCTCAGAGCTAGGTATCGATTGGCTTGGGATGTCGCATCCGCGTGATCGTGCAATGTTGTCGTGATCGATTGCCCAAGCTTGCCAAATAGCGCAATTGAATCCAGATCCTCGACTTCTTCGGTGCCTGCTCGCCATTTCAGAGCCACGACATTTCGCACATCGCCAGATTGAGTGACTGTGCGAATGCCAGCTGCTAGACCTTGATTTGCTGAAATTGTCGTGTAGCCGTTGTTGGCCAAATAATCCTGTCGATGCGTGGCTCCGGCATAATTGATCAGGCCATCGGATGATTCGTACAGATAGCCAAAGCCCGATGTAGCCAAAGCCGACGCAAGCGAATAGACATCAGTGACTTCGGATGTGCGAGATTGCAGCTCATAGATGCCAGAATCAATCTCGCCAAGTCCGGTATTTTCTGCATTGAGCCAAGTCGTCGTCGCAGGATATGTCGCCCATGTATAAGCTGGCGGCACTTCGAGCCAGTTATTGACGAGCAAATCTTGCAAAATCACAGCAATCTGATCTCCATCAAGATCTTTTGCCAATACGCCATCAGTCAATGCTTTTGGCAATCTGGACAAGGCTCCAAGAGCTGTAAGTGATGCAGCTGTGGCCATTCCCGATGCGCCAGCCGATACGACTTCAAGCGTCACATCTGTGATATTGCCACCAAAGATTGTGCGATATGTGCCTGTGGAATCTTTAAGCTGTAGCGTCAAGCCTTGATTGACCTGAAATTGGAATACGGAATTGTCAAGATTGATGACAGTCAGCGAGCAATATCCGGCAACGGGCTGAGAATAAATGTCGGTGCGGCCTGATGTTATTTGCACGCCTGAAAGAATCACATTTGTGTATATCGTGCCACCTATCGTGACGCGCCATTCGGGATTGAAATTGCTCATGAATAGCTGAACTGTCCTGCGCCCAATGTGCCGCGTGAGGTTGATCGATTAAGCACATCGATGATGGTGCGAGCCGTACCTTCGGCATCAATCGCACCATTGACTGTCAGATTGATGGTGTTGCCTCGACCGCCAGAACCGCCATTGGGAATGATTTTGCCTGATGTATTTGGCACGAATAATTCTGGGCCGCGCTCGCCTACGACATAAGATGTGCCGCGTGATACTGGGCCACCATTGGCTCGACCACCGCCAAAGATATTGTCGATCGCGCCGCCGACTGCCTGTGTTACTGGATTATTTTTGATGAAATTGACGATGTTTTTGATCGCGTTGAATGCGCTATTGACGACATTGACAAGGTTGGAAAATAGACCGATGACAAAGCTGATGGCAGTGCCAAGTGTGTCAAATGCTCTGCCGAGGATTGTGCCAATTACCGGAGCGACCACATCTCGAATCACTTTGGCAATTACTTCGAGCAAAGCTTTGAGTGGCTTAAGCTTTGATTCATTCTCAGCGATCTTTGCTGTGACCTTCTCAAATGCAGAGCGCAGGCCATCGATGATTGGTGTGAGCACGCTGCCGATTGCTGGGATGACAAATTCTGTAATAAAAGACCAAATGGCTGTAAATGTTGGAATGACATAGTTTTGGATGTAATCTCGCAAAGCAATGAAGATCGGCGTGAGTTTTGGCCCTAGCTCTTCAGCCAATTTCTGCACAGCTGGGATGACTGAATTGACAAAGCCTGAGACCATCGGTGTGATGGCATCGAGCACGAAAGATCCGACGCTTTCTTTGCCTTCATCAAATGCGACTTGAAGCCGCTGCATCTTGCCTTGAAATGTGTCAGCCTGCTCTGATGCTTGACCGCCAAATGTGGCAGCAAGTTGAGCCGTGATTTCGTCCATTGACATCGTCTTGAGCTGTGCGGCAGTAAGTCCGACCCCTAATTTGGCCAGCGATCCTGCATTGCCTTCGGCCGCCTTGCTCATGGCATTTGTTACAGCTTCGAGAGACTTACCGGATCCAGCGGCAACATCGATGGCAACCGCCTGCAATTTGAGAGCTTGATCTGCGTCTTTTGTGGCACGCACAAATCGCTCAAAGCTTGGACGCAATTCATCATCAGTCAGACCAGTCAGCAAAGATGTCTTGGTAATTTGAGATTCTACAGCTGCGATCTGAGCATTGGTCGCGCCAGTGACATTCTCCAAAGTGGTCGCAAGCTTGGCCTGTGCAGCTTCATCGGCGATTGCTGACTTGACGCCATCGACCAGCAATTTGCCAGCGTAGGCAGCGGCAGCGACGCCAGCTGCAGCAAATGCCGCGCCTGCCATCTTGCCGAATTTTGCAACCCTATCGCCAAAGCCCTGCACTTCATTGGATGCACCATTGACGCCTTTGCGTAAGCCATCGAGATCGGCGTCAAAAGTTATCTTGACCTTTGGAATCGCCATCAGTCCATCCCTGCCTTCTTCACTACATCCTGCACCATCTGTGCATATTCTCTTGCAATGATAGGCAAATAATAATCCATTGCAGGATTGATCCAGTATCCCGACTTGTTATATGGAGCCTTGAATCTGTCAGAGTAAGCGCGACCGCGTCGATCGACGCCGCGATGTGATCCGTATTCAGATCCCCAAAGCAATGCGCCTGCAACCGCTTGGCCTTGCTTGACGACTTTGCCGCCTTTGCGCTTTTCGCCGCCGTATTTGCGACCGACTTTCTTTGTACCGCCGACATCAACGCGAATCAATCGATCGCGTTTGGCGACCAATGACTCAGCAACCTTGACGGCCACTGGCGTCCTCGATGCTTGTGCGAACATAAGCAATTGTCCAGCGAATCTTTGTGACAGTGGCAATGCTCGATCTCGGATCTCCTGCTGAGATTCTGCAGGCAATGAGCCGAGCAATCTGATCAGATTTCGGAATTCGGTTGGCTCAACGGTGATGGCCATCGTGCCTTTGCCTGATTTAGCCATTCCGTTTCTCCAAAATCTCGATCGCCGTGTATATCTGCTCCGCCGTTTGCCATTCACTCATCGGGATTTGCGTGGCAATTGCCAGCTCCACGATGGTGCGATTTAGGCTTCCGACGGCGTAGCTTTTGGGTTTTCAGGCTCCTCAGTCGTAATGT